TGTTTTCTTTAATGGGAAAGGTATAACACTTTTATCACTTAATTGCCATAGTGTTTTTGTTTTTTTATTATTTTCTTTTAACCATTCTTGTGGAATAATTCTGTCATAATATAAAAAATTGTACTTCTCACACCAACTGGCATACGTACCCTTTGAACCCTTATTTAACCTACGTTTACTACTTTCAAACACAAAACGTATGTCAAGATTCTTATGTTGTTTTTGTATAGCCAAATGTTTGCGCCTATCTGATGCTACAAAACGACCTTTTGTTTCTATTATAATACCATTAGGTAGTAGGAAGTCTGGCGTATATGTTCTATACATCAGATCTTCCCACTCTATCTTAAAGCATTCATATCTAAAGTCTTGGTCTAATTCTTTTAAGTAATCAGATACTTTAATCTCTAGACCACTACGATAACCATACTTTAAGGCAGCCTGAAACTGCTTTATATTACGCAATACCTGTCCTAAAAAGACTTTCATAAGGGCTTCTGTAATTATACCCTAGTGATTTTAACTCTTCCCGTACAAGTTTGTCTGCTTCATTTCGTTGCTCTATAGCAGAACGAAGACCAGCAGTCTTTTGTTCTCTATATTCTTTACGCATTTCTTTTATTTCAGCTTCTTTTGCTTTTATCTCTTCTGCAAGAGTGTCTAAATTTTCCAACATACTATTTTCTCCTCTCATCTATAGCAGTAGTTTCAGATGGATCATAGTTCTTAAACAGTTTCCAGTACGTTAACAGACTGTTAAACATCCGTAAATGTTTAGGGTGTGTACCCTTATCCCATTTATATGGAACTATTAATCCTGTATCCTTTCTGTCTACAAAAATGGATACTCGTTCAGGATCATCAAAGCCACAGCCTTCAGCATAGGCTGATAACTGCATACCATGTTCATTAAACACAAGCTTAGATCCTTCTTTACCATCTAGGTTGTCCTTAGTTTTAAAGTCAACAAAGATTCCTGATTCAGAATACAAGTCTATTTTACCACCATAACCTGCTTCAGCACAGAATGAGTTTTCTGCTATCCACTCCTCATCAGGAAATGTTTTATCCAAGTATTCTTTTATTACCATATAAGGTTTTGTTTCCTTACCACCTGCAAAGCCTTGCTCTATCATAGCGTGAATGGTTGTACCCATCTCTGCTGCTTGCTTACCTATACTCTTTGAATGCTCCTTACATCTATAAAAGAATTGGTTAGCACTCTCATCGTCACGCCTCTTTAATGTAAGGGCAGAGTTCAGAGCCTGATTTATTTTCCAGTTCTCTAAAGATGGCTTGGCTGCAACACCAAGGATAGTAGTAACAGATGGTACGTAACCATGTTTCCTAGCATCCCGTAAATTGGTGTTGCGTTCTTTGCCATTTGAACCTACTATAGTATATGCAGATTCTCCTGTTTTACTATACCAATGTTCCGACTCTGACTCTTTTTTCATTAAGCAAATTCCTCTGCAGTTATGTCAATAAAATCATCAACAGTACTCTTATCAACCTCTTCATGTTTATGCATACTTTCATTCCATGCATTTGTTATGTAACCATTATAGTTAGCTACCCATGCTAAGAAGTTAGCAAATATCTCCTGTGCTTCATCATCCATATCAAGGGTGTTAGACAGGTCAAGAGTAACAGATGGAAGATAAAAACAACTACCATTGGGTAGCTTACGTTCCTCTGTAGCTAACTTCACATAGTGCTGTATCGGAAGACGTTTCATCTTATTAAGTTTATTAAACACATTTGTACCAAAGGTTTTGAAAGCATCTCTGTTCTCAACTTCCCATATGAATGGCGTAGCACCTATCGTAACTGATGCACCTGTCTCATCCACAGGATTGTCTAACTCTATAGTACCAAACAGTACACGTACACGCTTGATCTGCTTCAGAAGGTCTTGCATCTTCTCAGGTAAAGATTTAAAATCTTGTATATAACCTGCAGGTTTACCACAATTAAAACCACCATCATTATCTTTTAGATCAACATTCAAGTTGTCAGCCATAATAGTTTTAATATACCGATTAGGTGTAGTATCTGTCTTCATTACAAAACGCTTATGCATAAACCTTTGCATGTAAGGACGTATGGTAGCTGTATCAGAATAGTATGTTGGTCCATCTGGTATGTCCAGTTTGTATGTACCACCACTCACAACTTCTACATTAACCATCTTACCTTTAACTTCTGATCTACCCATGATGGGTGAGTGGTTAATACGTACACGTGCTAGTGCATCAGCTTTTTCTTTATTAGCTCCTGTATCCATTACCATGCCCATAGCTTTAGCCATTGCTGCATAGTCATTTGTATTTATGTTTGCTATCTCGTTCATTTATTTCTCCTGTTATATCTCATAAGGTTCTTAGTTATATCATGCCACATCTTTTGTGTCAAGCCAATTATCTCCAATCTTTGCCTCTAATAATAAAGGTACATTAAAGTCTATATTCCATTTAGTATTTACTATATTAATTAGATTATCATTCGTTGCTTTTACTATTCGTATTACCTTATCTACTTCATTTGGATGTACATCAATAACTATACTGTCGTGTACTGTATTGACTATACAACTTTCCATCTTATTTGCTTCTAGTAACTTATCTATGTATATCAGAGATATGGGTACAATGTCAGCAGTTGCAAAGGATTGAACAGGATAATTCTTTATCTGTGTGAAATATGTCACACTTCCATTCCGTCTACGCTGTACATCGGGCCATGTAAACTCTCTACCAGATGGTGTTTTTATTTTACCAGTAGTAAGTATCTCATTAGCTAATCTCTTATGCCACTCTGATATACCTTTGTACTTAGTAGTAAACTGTTGATAATAGGACGCTTCTGCTTCTGTCCTACCAAATCCACTTGCACCATACAAGGGAGCAAATGTATGTGCCTTTGCATCTTGTCGTGATATCTTCTGCCCTGCATCACTGATAACTTTAGCTGTGTAACTGTGTACATCAAATCCTGTTGACACTTCTTGTATAGCTATCTTATCCTGACTAAGGAATGCAGCAACTCTAAACTCTAACTGTGCAAAATCTGCCTCAAGTATTTTACCACCTTCCCATCGTGACACAAACACTTTCTTTACAGGAAACGTCTGACCACGTGGCATGTTCTGCATGTTAGGGTTAGCTCCAGACAACCTGCCTGTACCTGTCCTGTGCTGTAGTAACTGAACGTGTAGCATACCATCTGATTTAATGTGTGTAGATATACCATCAACAAAGCTAGATAAATATGTGTCTAGTGCTGATAATCTTCTAACCCGTTGCAAAAATACAACAGCAGTCTTAAAATCTCTTTCTCTAGCATTGGTCTCTAGCTTTATAAGGTTGTCTTTACTGGTACTAAATCCGTGTGCGCTTACCCAATCGGGGTTAGGTGCAGCAAACTTTAGACCTGCTATAGTATCTGTATTAGTAAAGAGATACCCTTCTGACTTACATTCTAAGCACTTACTTGTTTTAACAAATGGTGTACCATTCTTCTTAGTTCTACGTACCTTACCTGTACCCCTACATGTAGTACACTGTCGTGCCTTTTGTTTGTATAATACAACAGAGTTCTGCTTAGTAATAGATCTAAACTCAGATGGTGTTAGCCTTGAACTAAATGAGTTAGCCCACATAGGTTTGTCATTAGGTTTTCTACTGTAGATAATCCAAGACAACTGCTCTGGACTATTAAGATTAATAGGTCTGTCACCCATTAGCTCATGCACCTGCAACTGTAACTTAGCTAACAACTCTTGCTTCTCAGCTTCAAACTCTTTACGTACTTCTTCAAGTGCTTCTTGATTAACATTAAAACCCTTCTGATAGATACGTGCAAGATGTATGCATATTTGATTGGTTAGTTTTACGGTATCCACTAAGCCTGTATCGTGTGTGTTAAGCTGATCATTTATCTTATCATACAACTCCATAGTAGCATGTAAGTCAGCAGATAAGTATTGTGACAACTCCTCATGTGGTATCTCTCTGGTCGTATATCCTCTGTTGAAGTAATCCTTTAGTGTACCCATCTTCTGTGTATCACAGTTGTATCTTTCTGCTAAGTACTCCAGACTCAATGGTTCTTTCTGTCCTCGTTGGATTATATAAGCACCAAGCATAGTATCAAAGATCTCTCCAGTATAG